GATACTGTTCTATGATCAAAAGCTTCTTTTATATTTCTTGGATGCTGAGAAATTCTTAACTGATATTCTTCTGGTGCAAGCTCATCTCTCCATTGTTTAAATTGCTTTTCTAAAGCATCTACTGCTTCTTCTACAAGTGAATTACCATATTTATCAATATAAGGTGGCATAGACCACTGTTCTGGAATAAATAAACCAGAAAGACCAACAGTACCTTTATCATCTATAAGATCTGTTTCTACTGCATATATATCTTTAGACGTAGGATTCATTATCATATCTTTAAGTGGAAGACATTGAGATAAATCCCCTACAGATCCTGCAGCTATAAACATACCCGTAGTAATTAAACCAGATCTCATTGCAGGTCTCATATATTCATATGTCTGATCCATCTTTGGTGCAATACCAGCTTCCTCATGGAAAAAGTACTTAACCGGACCCCCTACTCCATTTGTAGGATCTTTCTCAAATGACATACCTTGTATAGTTCCTTTAAGACCAACTTCAGTTTTTCTATCTCCTTTTCTCACCTCAATCTTCTGTTGCCACATCATTACTTTGTCTGGAGACATTGGACGGTACCATGCTGTGTGTTCATTTAAAAAAGCAGCATATTCTTGTAAAAACTTCCAAGATCCTTTTTCATTTATGTAGTCTTTAAGACTAGCACCCATCTTTAATGTAACTCCAGCTTCAAACCATTGTTGATTTATAAACTTACCCATATGATAATATGAAGAAGCAATCTGACGTTTCTTTAAAATAGCTGCATGTTTATAATTTAGTTCTGCCAATAGTTCATACAATGCCATGTGATATTGTGCATCTCTAATTTTAGCAAAACCAAACTGTTGAATTTCTTTGTCAAAGATTGGAAGAAAGTTTAACCACATGTAATACTCTCTTGCAACAAACCATGTATTATCTCCATCTTTAACTATAATACCTTTACGGCATTTTGTTTTTTGATCATCCCAATAGTTTATAAAGTCTCGGGATTTAAACGGAGCTGTACAGTATACTCCATCTTTTTTAAATTTAACTGATTCTGATATGAATACTTGATTTGTTGTTTCATTAAAGTTGTACTTTCCTGGTTCTTTGAATAGATCTCTAATGAAGTTACTGAAGTCTTCTCTGGATTCAAAACTTGTTGTTGTCCATGTTCCATTGTCATAAGTCGGTATGTCTTGATAAATTTCACTCATTACATATCATATGCTAGTCCCTGTCCACCTCTTACTCTACTAGATTGTTCTTCCTGTAAATCTTTATATGCACCTTTAAATGATTGTCTTATTGCTTCATAGTTTTTAGCTGCTGCAATAAGAGAGTTCATATTACCATCACGACCGTGTGTAATAGGTGTAGTTTCCATATATCTACCCAATCTATCTAGCATAGATGCAATACCTTTGTATGCTCTTGATGTAGGTGTTTCATACATCTTCTGACAAAACTGTAATGCTTTAAATACTGTTTCATCTTCAGTAGAAAACTCTGCTCCAATCTGATCCATAATCATATTCTCTTTTTCCATATCTGGTGTAAAGAAAAAAGGATTTAAATCCGGATTAGGACAACACATGTAAAATAAATACATATATATTTTAAGATAGTCTTCAGGATATTCATCCATAACATCTTTTAATGCTCTTAATGTATAGCAATGTTCTGTTGGAATTACAACACCATTTTGAACATCAAATAATTTAGTTAGTATCATTTCTTTTTAATTTTATTCTTGTTATCATGAAGATAATGAAAAATTGCAAGCACTTCATCCACAAGGTAAGGTATTGAAATTGGCTTAACTTCTTTTACTATAGGTTCACCGTTTTCATCTGTTTTGGTTACAGGATATCCCCACTCATCTTCTTTCTCTATTTCAAAAACTATATGATGAATAAATATTCTTCCAGGTTTTAATTTAGGATTGTGCTTTAGTATAATATACATATATATACTAAGCTGTAATGCATAGTGATAAAAATTACAATCATCAAGTGAATCTAAAGGAGGGTTCATTTTTTCAGATTTACCTTCCCAATCAACATAAGATTCAGTATCGATCTTTTTATTAGTCTTATAGTCAATGATATTTACTTTACCATTGACTACTTCAACTAAATCTGATTGTCCACAGATACCTGCTGATCTTAAATAGACCATATGTTCTGGATACACGCCTGGTTCTAATTTTTGTGAAGGAGCTACTTTAATACCATTTTGAACTTCTGATGGTTTAAATACAGGTACTGTAACACCTTCTCTTTCCATAGATGCAAATGAACATAAGTCAGCTTCTCTTTGATTATGATACCATGTTCCAAGTGTTAGTGATCTTTCAGATTCATTATTCCAAATCTGTTGAATCAATTTTGGCTCAATACCATACCATTTAGAATTCTTCTTTTTACTTACTTTTTCTGCTATTTTCTTAGCATCAAAAGGTTTTTTAAAATGGGAAACAAGTGTAGTTACACTTATCCAATCAATGTTACTGTCATCTAGGCTTTTATAACTATGATCTTGTGCATTAAATATTATACTCATATAAAAAAAGGTCTTATAGTTATTATTCCAATAGCAAATCCTGTACTAAATGCAGCCGCTATCCATACTCTTTGTTTAAAGCTTTTTACTTCAATGGTATAGTGGTTTAAGGGTAAGCATAGAAATGGGTTGACAAATGCCATCAGGACCATTCCTATCCAATTCTTATCCATTAAAAACCTAAAGCCTGCTATTGAGTTTGCCTCTAATACTATTGCTGAAACAAATACAATCAACAATTTCCACCATTCTATATTTGTTCTCATAGTTTTTCTAATTCATCTTCTTCTTCTACTGTAGCAATTGCATTCCATTTACCAAGTGGGCATTCAGAAGCAAGAGATCTAGTTTTAAAATTAAGTGAACATCCACATTCTGAACAACAAGGTTGAGTACCTTTCATGGCACAGTCTTTACCTTTTAAATCTATATGTTCACATTCATCACAAATAGAATATCTTAGTCTAGCTATTTCTTCTACTGTTTCATCTCTAATTATGCTATTGGTTATCCCTTCCAGGATCTGTTTCCGGTTTTGCCAAATTAATTTTAGAGTATTTTTCATCTTTAAAAGTTTTTCGTTTTAATAATTCTTGTTCTGCTTTTTTATGAATTTCTGTTAAAAGTTCTAATTTTTCCTCAACATTCTTTTTATTATGATAAGCACCAAAAGTTGATGTGTCATGATTTTTTAAAACTTTTTCATAATGAGGTATTGCTTTTTTTACTTTTTGAATTTTAACAACAAAATGACCTAAACCATCTACATTTATTCTTAGGTCACTTAAACTACTTAGTTTTTTTCGTAATGTCTTGTAATAATTTTCTACTAAATTCTCAACAAGATCTTCAGATACTTCAAACTCTTTTGTTATTTCTTTATATAGATTACTTGCTTTCTTCGGCACCATTTCCTAAAAATTTATAATCTAATAGTATAGTTCCTTCCGTTTGGATTTTCATATTTGGATTAAGCATAATTACTTTTTTATTAGCCGCATCCTTAATTACTAATCCATTTTTTTCAGCTTTATTTATACTATTTCTAACAGTTTGAGGTGATTTAAAAATCCAATCTTCTTCAGAAGATGCATCAAGACAAAAATTACTAAGTTCAATTGGTTGATTAAAACTAAGTAAAGTAAGACAGTCAAGATCAGATTCACTCATTGCTATACGATTAATATAACAATGAGTTAAAATCTGAAATTTTACAATATCCCATTTGGGCATTTTAACCCTTTTCTGAACTTGATTAACAAGTGCCATTAACCTCTTTTTAATTTCTTACCTCCAGCCGGTGCTTGTGCTACAGGTTTTGGTGGTGTTCCTGTTGGAAAATCTTCTTCTTCATCTTCCATTGGGGGTTGTGTAGCAGCCATCATTGTTGCATATTGAAGTTGCATTGTTGCTCTTTTATACCTTGCTTCTTCAACCTCAGTAAGTAATTTTTCATACTTAGCTTGTGCTTCAAGATAAGGAAGAGATTTTTCATAAAATTGCTTCATTTCATCTCTTCTTGCTTCTAATTGCTCAGGAGTTAACTCCTCATTCATTTGTTGGTTTTCCATGATATATTAATTAAAGTTTAGACAAATATACTATAAAAGTTTAAATAGAAAAGATTTAAATAAAAAAATCCAGGCATACTATATACCTGGATTACCTTATCTAGAGAAGATAAATTATTACCTATTTTTAATTGTAAAGTTTAGTATTGACAATAAATAAAAGTTTCTAGAAATATCCATCTCAAATGAAAAGATGTCTAATGAAGAAATTCTTATTCTAATCATTATTTTATCCCATTGTTTTGTGGATGATTTCCAAGAGTTTCTAAATTTCATATTATAGGTTTTTTAACATTTCTATTACTTTAGGATCTGGATACATATCACTCTTATCTTTTCTTACTGAGTTATGTGTATAGATTCCAGGTGTTCCTTTAAATGCTTCTCTATCAATTGCCCAGATTTCTGATCTATAAGTCTTAGGAATATCATATGTTTCACATAAGTATTCTACTAATTGTCTTAGAGATTCAATCTGTGCATCTGAATATTTGTACCAATATTTGGTACCTTTAAATGGTGTCTCAAGAGTTGTTACATTCTCTGGTTTTACTACACCATTTACATAGTTATAGTATTTACCATTGCGGAGTTTTAATGGACCCCAGTTGCAAACTTCTATACCTACAGAAAGTTTATTTAAGTTCTGATACTTTGCACCATTCTTAGTAAAGTCTTCTGAATCAATTCCTAAGTGCCAAGCCCAATGTTTAGATGAAAAGCATTGTACAATGTCCCCATTCTCACCAATAACAAATGCAGTTGCTATTCTTGTATCATTACTATTCCAGTATCTTGATACAGCTACTGCATTGCCTCCACCTGCTGTATGATGCAAGTAGATTTGTGTCTTCTTAGACTCTTCAGCAAAAAATTGATCTGAGTCTAACCTCGCTTGTACTATTTTATTAATATCCAGCTTCATTAGTTCTTAATGTCTTTATAAGTATCTGATGCTTCTTTTAATCCTTTTCTTAATTTTTTTACTGTATCACATGTCTTTTTAAGAACATTGTTACCTGTAATATCAAACCAGTTTTCATTAATAGATGCAAGCTCTATAATTGAAAATATTCCAAGTAGTATATTAGTAAATATTGCACTAGCAGTAATCACAAAAGAAAAACCTAAGAAACTAAGTAATCCATTAGCAAATGGTGTTAGTGCATAATAGTCTAGAGGAAATACAGCACCTGCAGTAATATAATAACCAAGAGCTTTATATACATATCCCTGTCTAAGTATTCTAGATTTAAATACATCTCTGTATCTTCTGTTAGTTTCTTTTGCAATTTTTCTAAGAGAAATTAGTTTTACAACAGTGTCTATAAAAATAATGATCATTAAAATTATTGCCATTAATTCTACAGGGGCAAAGAATGATGATATTGACAAGGCTACAAGAGTTAATTTTGTTTTCATACTGTAGGTATTTGAGCTTTAATCAGTCTATATATAATATATAATATAATAATTATTAACCATATACC